GTGAACGATCCGGCTGATGACGCCACGATCGTGGAGCTGGAGATTGGCGCTGCCGAGGATGTCGCTTCGGCTTGACGACCATGGCGGCCTAATCTAGAAGTAGCGCCGCTGCATCGAGCCAATACGCAAAGTGGGCCAGAGGGGAGTGGAAACCTTCTGGCCCTTTTCGTTTGTCCTGGATCCAGACATTGACGCCATAGACTGCCTACACGCTATGCGTGTGCACCACTCTTGCGTGTATATTAGAGATGTGTCATATATGCTTCCTGTGTACGGATCTGCTTCCACCTGACTGCCCCCCGGAACGGGCTCTCGCCTGAACCGGGCCGAAACGAGCGGGACAGCCTGCCTTCTCCGGAAGGTGGGCTTCCTCGCTTTGTTGGCCAAGTAGAGCTCTCGATCGACATAGCGCGCGATGACGAGGCCGGGCTGTGGACAGCGACCATCCTCGGCCTGCCCAAGGCCCCCCATGCCAGCGCCCCTACCCTGCCCCGCCTACTGGCGCAGCTGGCCAGCCATGCCAGCCTGATCGCCTCTGAGCACGGGATGGATTGGAGCGGCTACCCCGAGAGCACGCTAGGCGGCATAGGGCCATACGCTTGACCGTCCTGCCTCCCTGCAAGCCAGATCCACGTGTGCGCCTACAGCAGCCGAGCTCACCAGGGGACTACCTCGCCATGGTGGAGCGCGCTGCAGCTGCCCTGTACCGGGATGGGGGCACCCTGGCAGACATCGTGCCATGGCCACCTCACCCCGATGAGGCGGACCTATGGAGAGCCAAGGCCAGGCTGGCCATCAACGCAGCGATGAAGGGCATGGCCGATCCTGTATCCACGGGTAGGGATGAGCCGACATTCACCGAGCACCAACGTGCCGTGCTCGAGTACCAGCAACGCCGAGCTGTCGACATGATCGGTGGCTGAACAAACGTGATCGAACGATCGATTTCGATTTGTCAAGAGCCAAAGCGAAAGTGTAGGTTCTTTTCTGTGGATAAGATAAGGCAGTCGGGGGCCTCGGGGGATTTTCGCAGTTTCGAGTGTACTAAGGTGTGCTCTCCTCTAGCCCGATGAAGCCTCGTTCCACCCTCCGTGGGGAGGTCGTCAACAAGGCCCGCCTGGCTTTCATCATGGGTGTCACCATTAGGGTGGTCGAAGGCTGGGTGGCGCAGGGCTGTCCGGTGCTCAAAGCCGCGACTGGACGTGGTGACGACTGGGAATTTGCTACTGCGCAGGTAATCGACTGGCTTCGCAAGGGCATGAAGCCGGAAGGAGAGGTCATTGACCTCAATGCTGAGCGCGCTCGCTTGGCTAAAGAGCAGGCCGATGGGCAGTCGCTGAAGAATCAGGTGGCTCGTGGCGAGCTTCTCCCGGCAGAGACAGTTGAGAACACCTGGATGTCGGCCATTGGCCGCTGCAGAGCGCTGCTGCTCGGCATTCCGACCTCTAGTGCTGGCCGCATTGTTCTACTCGCTCGGCAGAATGAGGGTGCCAAGGACGCTGAGCGCGAGGTTCGTGAGCTGCTGACCAGCATGATCGATGGTGCGGTTGCAGAACTGAGCAACACGAACTTCAACGAGATCGTCGAGGACGAGGACGAGGCATCCAGCGACGGTGCAGCGGCCTGATTTGACCAGATCTCAACGTTCCATCATCTTGGCGTTCGCTCTTTACCTGCCACTGCCGCTTCAGGCCGCTACTTCCATGGGTAATGGTGAGCCTGGCGACCGAGGCATCTCAGGTCCCGGCAATGGCTCTGGTGGCGGGTGCTTGGCTTGTACGTCTCAGCAGTACCTATCGCCATCCGATCTCTGGGATAGGACGATGCAGGCCTATAATGGGGCCAAGGGCGCTGATAGCGGTGGTCAGTCCGGTCGCACACCTAGTTCCAGCGCAGTAGGTCCTGGCGGCACTCTCGGCGGTGGTGTCTGAGATAGACCAGACCACTCCGCTCAAGAAAGAGCGGATCGACCCGGCCATCGCCAAGTCCCTGCGCAAGGCATTCCAGGTCTGGAAGCCGCCCAGCCGGGAGAAGCCATCCAAGTGGATGGAACGCGAGTACGTCATCTCCTCAGAGGAGAGCGCTGAGCCCGGCAAGTACTCATTCGGCCGCTACGCCTACCTGCGCGACGTGGTCGACTGGTTCGCCGATCCCGACATTGAGATGGTGGCGCTGCCCAAGGCGGCACAGACCGGGTGGACCACGGTGTTCACCGGGTTCGTTGGCTCGATCATCGAGAACGACCCGTGCCGCGTGCTGGTGGCGATGCCGACCCAGGACGAGGCCGAGGTGTGGTCCAAGGACCGGCTTGAGCCCAACCTGGCTGCTACGCCCACCCTGCGTCACAAGATGCGGCCAGCGAAGTCCAGGGACGGCAACAACAAGATCCTGCACAAGCGCTTCCCTGGTGGATCGCTCAAGATCGTAGGTGCGAACAGCTCTACGGGACTTTCGTCATGGCCTGCTAAGTTCGCAATGGCCGACGAGGTTGATCGCTATCCGCTATCAGCAGGTGGCGAAGGCGATCCGATCTCGCTCTTACGCAAGCGTCTCCAGACTTGGCTCGCGCGCGGCGGCAAGCTGGGTCTGGGCAGCACGCCAAAGGTCGAGCAGACCTCGATTATCTGGCACTACTACACACTAGGTGACCAGCAGCGCTGGTTCGCCAAGTGCCCGCATTGCGGTGAGCATCAGACGCTGGAATGGGAGCGTCTCCAGTGGGACGATAGTCGCCCATCCACGGCGCACTATGTCTGCGAGTTCGGCGGCTGCGTCTGGACTGACCTGGATCGGCTGGTGGCGGTCTCGCGCGGGGAATGGCGCGCTACCTGTGACGATCCACAAGACACCAAGATCCGCTCCGCCTGGATCGATGGCCTGCTGTCACCTCACGTAACCCATGCTGAGCTCGCGACCAAGTGGCTGGCGTGTGAGTCCGACGAGCAGAGGCAGGCTTTCGTCAACCTCTATCTCGGTCGTCCATGGCGAGTTAAGGGCGATGCTCCGGAGTGGCAGCGTCTATACGATCGCCGTGAGAGTTGGCAGGACAATCGCCTGCCTGCAGGTGCGCTATTCCTGACCTGCGGCGTCGACGTCCAGAAAGACCGCCTCGAGGCCCGCGTTTGGGGCTGGGGTCGTGGCCAGCAGTGCTGGCTGGCTGATGTGCGGGTGATCCAGGGCGATCCTTATCGCGCTGATACCTGGGTCAAGCTGGATGAGCTGCTCGCCAGCACTTGGCAGCACGAGAGCGGTGCAGCCATGGGCATCGCTAGGCTGGCGATCGACTCCGGTTATGCCGCCAGCGAAGTCTACAAGTGGTCGCGTCGCTACTCGCGCCAGCGGGTGATCGTGGTCAAGGGCGCCCCGGATGCATTCCGGCAACCTATTGGTGCACCCACGCTAACAGAAGTTGTGGGCCTCAAGCGCAGCCGCGCTGGCGTCAAGGTTGCTCCGGTAGGCAGCGGCCACATCAAAAGCATGCTCTATGGCTGGCTGCGTCTCGATACACCGATCGATGGCGACACCTTTCCGCCTGGCTATGTCCATCTGCCGAAATGGGCTGATGACGAAGAGCTAAAGCAGCTAACGGCTGAAGAATTGGTGCATGAGCGCGCCAAGGGTGGGTTCAAGCGCAGCGTGTGGACCAAGACCCGTGAGCGCAACGAGGCGTTGGACTGCTTTGTCTACGCCTATGCCGCTGCCTCGCACATGCAGATCAATCGTTTCACCGAAGATACCTGGCAGATGTACGAGGCCGCGCTCAGCGCTTCGGTCGAGGTCACTGCCCAGCCAGATTCGGAGCTGAAGCCGCCGGTGCCGAAAGCTGCGCCAGCTAATCCAGCTCCGTCCGAGCCGCTCCCGGCCCGTGTTGTTGGTCCTCCGCGGGCCGGGGGCGACTACGACGATGGCCCGCGCCGGCCACGCTACTTCGGACGTCGCTGATGAGTGATCCTCTCTGGACTCAAGAGCAGCGCGATATCCTTGCGGCGCATATCGCCCGTGG